CTATAAGTTTTTAATAAAAATTCTTGATTTTTACAATCAATTTCCTTATAATTATAAGTATAAAGAAAGGACAAATTATGAGAGCAATAAATAATGAAGAGCAATTAAAGGAACTTTTCAAAACTGGAGTACGTGTAGGCGAAACCGTTGCTATCAACGTTGGTAGCGACCTAGAAGGCGTTATTGAGGTCTGGGGTGAATTAACGGTAATGCTGGGAGTATGGTGTAAAAACATCACCGTTAAGGCATATCATCATTCTAGGGTAAACGCAATGAGCGACACCTCAATCAACGTCATAGCACTCAATGGCTCTATTGTTAATGCAAGGGGCAATACTAAAGTAGAGGCTTATGGAAATACTAAAGTCAAAGTAGGTGGTAACGCTATTGTTGAATACGACGACATCGGTGAACCTGCTATCGAAGCATACGGAAACACTGTAGTTAAGACACTTCGTGGAAGAGTTATGATTGTAGCTTATGGTAAAGCTAAGATTGAGGCACGCGGAGGAGCTTTTGTTAGGGCGTATGGAGATTCTTCTATCAAAGCATATGATCAGGTTATTGTTGATGCAAATGACAGTGCTACTATTGAGGCATATGACGAGGCTATTGTTAGAGCTCGTTGGGAGGTAAGTGTCAAGGCACATAATAAAGTTATTGTTAAATCTTCAAACTGCCACGAGATTGTTTTGGAGGATTTTTCCACAGCTATTGTTGGTGAGCATGAAGATTTCGGGCGACCAGATGTAGTAGTTGCATCAGAAAATGCTAGAGTAATTGAATATTAAATAAAAGGAGGATAAAAAATGGAAAAAGAAGTAAAACCTTATTACGAAGATGATTATCAATCGCTAGACGAAGTCAGCACTACAGATTTACTAGAGATGAAAGAAGGTGCATTAAACGACTTAAACGAAAGTGAACGCACAATTCATCGTATAAATCAGATATTAGCTAGCCGTGCGATTTACGCCACGCAATTGGAGTTGTTTTAAGGAAAAGAAATGATAAAAGATAATTTATTAAACATGCTTGAAATAGCTTTCATAATGATAATTATAGGTGGATTTGCACTAATCATTTTTCTAACTGTTATCAGTTCTGATGAAGAAAAACAAGCCATAGACGTTAAAGCTCGTTGTGAATCGGTTGGCGGCAAAATGGGTTATCTAAAATGTTTCAAAGATGGAAAGGAAATAAAGGCATGAAATACAAGCTTCTGAAAGACACGCCGACAATTAAAGCTGGTACTATTTTTGAAGAAGTTATAAGCGATTATGATGAATTGAAAGAGTTGGTTAGAATTACACCAATTGGAGCAAAAACCAGCCCTCAATTCACAATTCAAGATATAGATAACTTTGACGAGTGGTTCGAGAAAATGGAAGATAGTATTCATTATCAACCTAGAAATGGCGAAAAAGTTTTCTGCTTAAACGAAGAAGGAGATATCTATAGTTTCACTTTTAATGATCTATTAAGTCATCATAAACGTCTTGCTTTTGGGTTTGTCTATCGCACAATAGAAGAAGCTCAAAAAGCCCGTGAACGTAGATTAGCCGAAGTCAGGTTGCAACAAACCTCAAACTTTAAGCCATACTTCGAAGATGCAAATGGCGGCTGGACTGTTTACTATAGCTACAAAGATAAAAAATTGAATAGTTTCTTCGCTGGATACGATGATGCTGGCGAAATCGTCTGCTACGAAACTAAAGAAGAGGCTGAAAAATCTATTGAGGAAAACCGAGAAGATTGGTTAAAATATTTCGGCATTGAGGAAGACTGATGGGTGAATTAAGCACAATATTTAACGCTATGAAAAAAGAGCGTGAAGAGCGTCGAAAATCTCTTGAACCAAGCCGTGTACAATACGCAACCGACTTACTCATAGAGGCTTGGTATGCCGTAGCTTGGGATGCTAGGGAAAAAGCAATATACATTTACAATGCAAATGATAGAAAGAACCATATTGCAAAACTATATCCATACAAAGGTTGGTGGTCAGGTAAAGGTATTGGTTCGGGACGAGGTATTCATAAATTGATTGAAAAATTAGATAATAAACTGAATAAATGAGCATAATTCCTCAGATTCTTGATAATTTCTTAATAATTTTATGGAAAAGTATTGATTTTTGTTCGCTTATGCCTTATAATAAAAATATAACATAAAGGAAAGGACAAGAATATGTTAACTAGCAAGGAATTAGAAACAAGACTACAGAACTTGGAAAACGAGGGCATGGTGGATATGATGTTCCACCAGTGGACACGTTTTAAGTCGGTAAATAGTTTACAAATCAATATGACAGCTTTGTGGCAGAAATGGATTCGCCGTTAATGAAAGACTTTGAAATGGCTGTTACATTCAAGACAGCAAGCGGTAAACAGAGCGGGTCAATTGTAATTGATTCAACAGCAGAGCTAGATGCAATCATTGCCACAAGTACAAACCTACATCAAGATCCAATCGTAGAAATCAATGTAGATACAGTTTGGCACAATTACACTAAAGACAATGTATTGTATTTAGCATTGGATTGGGTATACATGTCAGAAGAACGTAAATTTTATCAAGTAAAGGTAGAGGAGTAAAGAAATGGGTTATCGAGCAAATGTAATTACAAGACACCGAGAATATGGAAGTCAAACATTTAGTAATTATCAAGCATTTCAAAAATTCTTAAGATTAGAAAGTGACAAACTTGACATAATTGGTGACTGGGAGTTAGAAACTTATTATGTCGAGGCAGAACAATTGGAAAAATATATTGCCTCTCTACCAGACAATGATGAAATGAGTAATTACGAGGGTATGACTAACCGAGAACTAGCCAACGCCCTTCGTGGAGCAATTGAAGAATCTCCAGATAGAGATGTTACTTGGGAGTGGTTTTAATACAAGGCTTGATTGGCTTAACAGGGGCAGTTATGACTACTAAAATCGAATGGTGCAATTGGGTGTTTGATTATACAGATAATATGGACACCAATAAATGGATGGTAAAACGCGATTGTTGCGATGATGAGATATTGCTTATCCGTGGCGACAGTAAAAACTGGAAAGCCTACCAAGCATCGCTAAAGCCGTATCCAGTAAGAGGTTATCCTGACTCTGCCTCAATGTGCCCTAATTGTGGCAAATTTGTAAACGGCGTTAATCCATATGACGATGGCGAAACGTGGATGAGATAACTAAGTACAAATAAGCGAGAATAAAATAACAGGGGCGGAATTACTAAATATCGTGCCTCGTATAAATAAAGGAAATAACAATGAGTGAAACTGTAGGATATAAAGGAAAACTTAAACTTTGTAAAAAATATAAAGACGCTAATGAACTTCAAGCCAATCTACAGAAGTTCTGGCAAAGCATACCTAGAGAAAAACGTAATAAATTCTATCAAGACGTAGAAGAGATTGACGACTATGAACTAGTCGACAATGACTATATTGTTATCGATGGAAATTGTATTTATAAGATTGAATTAGATAAAGAGTTTGACGTATATGACAACTTCGTTGAAGTCAATCAGGTTCAAGATGGTGTTTATGAATTTATAACGCAATTTTATAACGGCTCAACTGACCTTCAAGAAATGCTACAAGAGGGTTTTGATCAAACAAGTAAGGAAGATTATGAATAGTTTACCCGCGGGTGATAAAATGGAGAACTTTATTATAGCTTTTGACGTTGATGGAACTTTGATTAGTAATATCAATGAAAATGTTATACAAGAACGACGAGTTCATGGTCAAGTTTATCCATTTGATGCCGCAAACACTCAAGTAGTAGAGTTTCTTATTCTTTGCTCCCGTATATTCAAAAACGTAAAGGTGGTTGTTTGGAGTGCTGGTGGTCAAGAGTATGCACAACAATGGGTTGAACGACTACAGCTTGAGAAATATGTATGGCGGACCTATTCTAAAAGTCAATATCAAGAATTATGCAGTACCCGTAAAGTAATCGCTATCGACGATATACACAAAACCAGACTTGGCAATGTGGCTAATTTGATTGTGAAAATGAAATAGTAAATGTCAATTAAAGGAGGGAATATGAAAGTAATAGAATCTGAAGAAGGATACTTAAAGTTTGACAACGGTCTTGTACTCGAGAGCCGCCACGAGCAGAATTGTTGCGAAATTAACTATCTTGATTTCGAGGAGCAGTTACCCGTAGGAACTGAGTTACCGACAATGACCGCTAAAGAGTTTGCAAAAGCCATAAAAATTGGAGATGACGGATTCAGCATTAAAGATATACACGGCATACCAAAATGGGTACAGGCTCGTAGCGAGCAGAACGGCTACTATTCATCTGGAGTAGATTTAATAATTAGAGATGATATCGATGAAATTATACCGAAACGACCAAATCAAAGAAAAGGACAGGAGCTATTTTGTGATTGGTAATTGAATAACGAATGTCAACTAAATTACTAGAGAAAGGAAATGGCAATGATTTATAAAGTCGATATTCTACAAACTGTTAAAGGAAGCATCTTTGTTGAAGCTGATAGTTATAAAGAGGCAGAGGAAGCCGCTGATAAATATATTAAAGAGGAACCGAATGTTGCAAGCATCGATTTCGATGAGATTCAGGATTATACCGTCTGGGAAGCATTAGAATTGTTTGATGACGATATCAGTGATGCAGAAATTGTCAAGGCGGAGGACGTGCTATAATGCGTGAAATAAAAGTTAGGGCTTGGCACAAACCATATAAACAAATGTGTCAGGTTGAATCATTACGATTTGATGGGAATGGAGTTTATACAGCCGTTCTTATAGAGGAGCCTTTTTATGACCGAAGAATTGTTGAGGCAGACGAGATTGTTATTGAGCAATGCACAGGCTTAAAAGACAAGAATGGTACAGAAATTTATTGTGGTGATATTCTTATAGACGATACTGGCGAACCTATTGAGTACTGGGTTGTCAAGTTCTCTGATGGTGGATTTGTAGGCGAGTGTGCAGGTGTGGCTGAATCTCTCTTTGAATTAACTAACCTAGAAGTCGTTGGCAATATTCACGAAAACCCTGAATTGTTGGAGGAGAAATAATGTTCGAGTCGATACGAAAATCAATCGAAAAGCAAAATAAACTTCTTGAAGAAATCTTGGAAAAGGGTAGTTTAGAAAGCGTATTGAAAGATGCAAACCCTATCGAACTTAGTGCCACGTCTTTATGGATGGATCCGTATAATTACGATGAAATGAAGAAGTGTGTGAATGGTAATATCGGTGAACGTATTCTAAAGATCGTAAGACTTTACGGAGAAGTGAAATATTTGAGCGAGGTAATCCCAAAGCAGTACAAAGTCTTCAAACGTATTAAAGAGGAGGCTCCGAACGGTGTTGTATGGGAAGATATAGACAACTTTATCAAAAGGTATGAGGAGGAGTATAAGAAATGAAAGACTTGGCTTTTATAGAGGAATATATCAAAAATAAAAAATATAATAATCCTGATTTTTTTATCTCGTGGGATGTTTGGTCTGATGGAAAAATTCAATACTGGGTTAAGTTTTCTATGACAGATGATGAAGATAATAACTATACCGATTATGTGGAATCTACTAGTGACAACTTAGAAGAAGCCCTAAGTAAGATTGTTGAATATATAAAGAGTGGAAAACATTACAGCGACGGGAGATATCTATGAAGAAAACGAAGTCTAATATTGACTGGAGCAATGTAGTTGCTTTTACAATACCAGTCTTGGTACTTGTTGCTGGATGTCTATTTATTGTTTGGGTAGTTCAAATGTCCGAGCAAGAGATTCAAAATATAAACACTCAAGCTCGTTGTAAAACAGTTGGTGGCGAGATGGGCTATTCGAAATGTTATAAAAATGGGAAGGAGATCTAAATGACCGATTACATCACAACAGAAGAGCTTATGCGTCAGGTGGAGAAGCTGGGATTTAGATGTAGGAAGAATGTATTTCACCTATTTGTGGAAGATAATAATTGTACAATTGCTAATGTTAGTCTTAATCAGCCGCTCCAAGTAGACACATGTTATGACAGTCTAAACCATAAGAACCCCACACATGTAACTCTCTATGAGCTTATGAACCGTTATGCCCGTACCCCATTAGACAAGCGTAAAACAGAAAAAAGGTATCGCTTACGGTTAGATATTGACGATGAGATTAACATTTTTGATGGAAATTATAGATATCTTACTAAAAAGGATAATTATTATTGTTTATCACTATCACATCTAAGCGGGTACTACAAAGATTATCAAAATACATTCACCCAAACTGAAATTGATGAAATGGGTGACATCACTCGTGGCTTTGTGAAGGAGGAAGTATGAAAATCTATAATGTCGGTAAAGATCCCTTAGGTGAATACGATTTAGAATATTTAGACGAAAGAATTTATGAGTATTTCATCTATAACTATGAAGGCTATATATATAGCGGAAATGGTGCGGCAGTCCTTAAAGATAACAATGGTAAGTTTATGTTCATAGAATTAGGTCATTGCAGTTGTTATGGTCCAATCGAGGAGCGTAACCCGAAATGTATTTATTCGCTAGATGAAATAATTAAGCTGTTAGCTAAACGTTGTCAAGATAAATGGGATAAAGAGTATGCTGAAGATGTTGCTCGAAAACTTAAGGAATTGGAAGGGTTAAAATGAAAAGCTATAACAATGGAATGTAGGAAAGGAAGTCTAATGTATATTCCAATAATTACGTTCTCTCAATCCACAGTAAAGTCTGTATTGAAAAGTTTCGCGAGGGATATTATTGCTCTTAATGAAAAGCCACACTCCATTCACACCAAGGATATAGATTGGTATTGTGAATTATTGAGTTCTTTAATTGAGGAGGAAAAATTAAAGGCTGTCGCAGGAGAATTATCGATTATTCTTGAAACCACGGATAATAAGCACCTTCGTAAAGCACTGGAGGATAGTGTAAAGCATAACACCGATGCTCATAAGGCTTTATATAAGAAGCAATGTGCGTTAAAGCGGAATAGGAAAAATAAGGAGAGAAGATAATGAGGGAAATTAAGTTCAGAGTCTGGAATAATTCGTCAAAAGAATATATTTCAAATAACTTCGTATATATGTCACCGAATGGAGAGCTTCTATTCGTACCTATTCTATCTAAGCCTAATCTCTATAAACAGGTTTTCGACATACTGGGTGGTGAGAATATTGTCGAACAATGGACAGGGCTGAAGGACAAGAATGGTAAAGCTATTTATGAGAATGATATCATCTTTCAGAAGCCACTAAGTAAAAACTCGATTGGCTGGGTAGGTAAGATTATTTTCAAAGAAGGTGCATTTATGGCTGAAGTTTATGAAAGAGGAAAAATTGTTATGTACCTATTCTTGAGTGATTTCAATCCAGAAAAAACTTGCGAAGTAATAGGTAATATCCACGAAACAAATGTAAATGATTTACAATAAAGATTTATCTTAAATAACAATAGAAAGGAGTTCTTATGTGGAGGTTATGGCATAAATTATTCGGTTGGGATTATATTCAATGGAACCTAGGTCTGGGTACACACGGCATTAGACGAATACGAGTAGCTCCAAATGGACTTGTCTATTTTATATGTCTAGGTGAAATTATTAATTTAGCCGAACCAGAGTATCATAAAATTACATACTTGACTTGTTCGAAAGATAAATATATCAAGTAATTAATATCGATTAAATAACTAAATCACTATAATTGCCGCTATTCTTTAACAGGAAAACGGCAATATTTTTATTGTAAATTTTACACCATTTTTATTGGAAAAAGTATTGCAATTTGTATACACTTTATATATAATATAGATAGTTAGATAAGAAGCAGTATAGCAACAATATCTAACCACAATATCATATTAAAGAAAGGGCAAAGTAAATAATATGAAACTACAAGGTACAAAGAATGAATATCAGCACGCATTTTTATGGCGAGAAGCTAGCACAGGTCTATACAACGTAAGATGGCAACTAGATGACGGTGACATTATTCGTTACTGGGAGCGTAAAGGTAATGGCTGGTTGGAATTTAAAACAGCTGCTGAGGCTCGTAAAAAATACAATGAAATTAAAAAAATAATTGAAGGCTAAATAATTAAAGGAAATATTGCAATGATTATTTACGAACGTCAATTAAAGCAACAGGTTCATTTACTTAAAGAATTAGGTAAGCAAGAATATAAAGGTGAAGAAGAGCAAGCTTGTTATTCACGATTCTATCACCAAACGGTCAATCTATTAAAAGAATATTTACACAATCATTTTAATAATATAAAAGCCTATAAGTATTGGACTGACGGTGATCGAGTTTTGACCCTATTCGATGGAAACCACGACAAGCAAATCGATATAATACTAGGTCGATAATTTTAACACCTGCCCCGCCCGAGGCATAAATCGGGCAGAAGGAGGATTATATGAGAAAATTGACAAGGTTAATGCGAATTGAAGAAAGTCTAGTTAATGAAATTGAAGTGCTTGCAAAAGAGATGCACGCATCTGTAACGTGGACAACGGAGTACTTGTTAAGGCAACAACTTAAACGGATCGCAAAAGAAAATAACGCTGAAGATAATTAAGGTGTGAAAGGAGAAATGACAATGAATATTAAGCGAAATGACAAGGCATTTTTCTATCAGACTAGCCTTGTACAACTTAGAGCAATTAATGTTCTCTTGAGTGCAATTACTTCGTCAGCGATACATAATCTTGACACCTTCGATCGAGAACTTGAAGAATTAAACCAGCTGGAAAGAATGCTATTAGATTTGAAGAATAAGTATCAGAATCGTCTTAACGAAGAATAAAGAAATTAGGGGTGTATGAAAATGAAAGATAAGGGTATAGATTTCATAGTGTTGGTGGGCGTTGTAGGATTGGTGTTTCTTGTGAGCAATTCCTATACTTTATTCAGAGCCGCGGTATTGCTTCTGTTGGTAACAATTATTTACCAGTTAGAAAGAAAGGTTGAAAAATAGCCTCTATTTTTGTATAATAATTATATAAATATGGAGGGGTAAAGTGATAGGACAGGAAATATTCCAAACACAAGAAGAGAAAGAACGTATTGAACGACTTGAGAAATATATTGTCAAAGTCGATGAATCTCTAGGTAAAATAGCTGAGGAGCTTAAAGAGTACGGACAAGTTTCCTATATGAGCGAACAGGACATTCAACGCGAATTAAGCACTTTACCTGATTTAATTGCTGACGCTAATTTACTACTATCTAAAATACAACGAGCCTATGATTACGCAAAAGACGATTCTAAACGCCAGATAGCTAAATTGTGGGGTCAATGCACTAAACGTAAAGACATTCTAGGATTAAATAATCAAAAGGAACAAGAGGCTTGGGTTATTCAGAACGAAGAGTATGTACGAGTAGTGAGGATTGAGATTGAATGGAAATACCAAGTTCAGAGAGCCAAGTCAATTGTTGATAGATATGAGAATAAGTTTGCCTCAGCACGTAAGTTGGCTAACTTAATTGAAAAGGATCAAACTAATAACTATAGAAGAGAATCATATGGAGGTCAATTATGAAAATTATTAGAAATTTACTATTATTTGTATTCTTTGGAGCTATCGCTTATTTAACAATAACTAATGAGAGTTTCTTTAAGGGTATAATAGTTATTGCATTAATTATAATTACTCTCGGAGTATGTGCTATTTTATCTGAATTAGGTAAGAATGAAGATAAGAAATGATATTTTCATTAAAGGTGAATAGTTTATGGTAAAGACTAAACTACAGAAACAACTCAACAAGTTAGTTAAAGATGGATATATTCGTGTTCAAAGACATCCACAATTACCATTGAGTATTTATACATATACACAGAAAACTGAGGTTGAAAGAAATTGGATCCCAGAAACTCGTATGGCAAGAGGGTTAGTCTTAGATGATTCAGGACGAATAGTTATAAATTGCGTTCCGAAGTTTTTCAATGCAGGACAACCTGATGCAGAAAATGTAGCTTTTGAGGATTGTTATATCACAGCTAAAGAAGATGGTTATATGATTCAGATTATCAATGACCATGAATATGGATTAATAGTTACATCTAAAGGTTCATTTGAGAGCAAGTATGCTCAAACAGCTTATAAATTAGTATTAGATAGTCTTGGAGAGGATAAACTGGTAGAGGATATTCTATTCTGTTGTGAATTGTTAATGGATTTTCCTGGAGATGAAGCAATTATTGTTACTAAACACGGAAATGTTCCGAAATTAAAATGTTGGGCAGTAAGATTTAATGACGGAAGTGAATTATTCCCTACCTCAGTTAAATTACCCGCATTTCTTACCCCTGTTGAAAGTTTTACCCCAACGCGAGCTAGAAAATATCTAGAAAAATCTGGTATCGAAGGAGTTGTATTATGCGACGTTGAAACTCGAGCTAGAGTTAAGATCAAAACTCAAGAATTTATAGAGCGACATAGATTTATCTCAAATATTACTCCCAAAAATATCTGGGAACGGTTAAAAAATGGTGAAACCTTGGTAGATATGAATATTCCAGATGAATTTCTACCCCAAGTCAAGCCTATTTACGAGAAAATTGTATCCGACTACCGACAAATAAAGAAAGATTCATTCCGTCTAGTAGGTATGACCAAAAACCTAACAAATAAGGCAGTAGCATTAAATACCAGTCTAGGATTAAGTGAGGAAGATAAGCATTTAATCTTCTTTTTCCGCAGAAATCCATCAGGAGATGCAGTGTCCGATTTCTATTGGAATAAGGTAAAACCTAAGAATTGTGAAGAAAAAGCATAAAAACTATTGACTTTTTATCATTTTTGATATATAATGGATATATAAGTTAGAAAAGAGCTAACTTATAAAAAGAAAGGACATATTAAAAAATGAGTAAATTAGAAAACTCCAAGAATACAAACTTTAGCTTTAAGCGTCTTATAGATGGTATAATGGCTATTGTAATGGCACTCATCGTTTGTTCGATGTCGTGGTCAGCCTATACAATTTGGAATGGGTTGGACGGTAAGTTACCAAAGATTCTTATCTTGCCACAAATTGCCTTTACACTTTATCTAATAGTAACCGCTTTTGCAGCGAAAGGAAAAAATAGCTAACTCTAATCTTTGGTTTAAGGGGAAGCACTTGTTATGAGTAAATTAACCAAAACTCCACAGAAGCCACATTTCATGGAAAAAATGATAATTGGCTTGCTAGTAATTAGTTTATTAGCAGTCGGCACCTGGGCATTTCAAAATAACAAAGAACAAAACGGTCGAATTGAGTTTCAACATACGCAGATTAAGACAAAAGATGGTGAACTCAAGAAACTTAACAACAATTTAAATAAGATCAATCAAGACTTAGATAAAACAACTAAAGAATTAGATAATTCGAAGAATAGTAATGCTGAATCTCAAAAGAAGATTGAAGAATTAGAAAAGCAAAAACTAGAATTAGAATCTAAACTTCAAGCTAAGGCTGAGGCTAAACAAAAGCTAGCACAAGCAGCTACAGTATCGAAAACAGCTTCAGCAGCAGCTCCATCAAGAAATGTTAGTGGAAATAAGCAACAATTGATGGCACAGGCAGGAATCCCAGAAAGCGATTGGGCGTATGTAGATTACATCGTAACCAAAGAATCTAGCTGGAACCCACAAGCCCGAAATGCAAGTAGTGGAGCATTCGGATTAGCACAATGTCTTAACAAGCCAGCAAATTCATTATGTTACTCTTCTAACCCTGTAGACCAACTTAAATGGCAACACTCTTACGTGAAAAGCCGATATGGTAGTTACGCTGGAGCATACAACTTCTGGTCAAGTAATCATTGGTACTGAGATAGTATAAATATAAGAATAGACCCTGTAATATGGGTCTATTTCCTTTTCTAAGCGTTTCTAAGCGACTTTAGAGTAATAGTTGATAAATTATACCAATGTAGATAAAACTCTGTAATTAGAGCGTCTACGACGTTTGTTAGATATTCTCTGACGAGTAATTCCCTCTTTAATGAATGGTAATTGATTTTCAATAGCACATAAAGCTAGATCTGCTAGTGGATCTCTAGTTTTATCAATGAGGCACATAACATTATCTATCACATCTAGATATTTAGTAGAATGGTTCATTTCGGTCATTACCTGTCTAATAGCCGTACTGCCTAACAATGGAACACCTTCCCATAACTCATTGTGAAGTTCTTGGTGGATTTGAATATCCATCGGCACTACTAGTCCATTAGTTTCTCTTAAACAAGCCCCCTCTGGCGTATCTTGCCATTTTTTCCGTTGATATAGAATATGGTGAAGATTCTCTTTCATACTTCTATAATACTACCCTCTAGACATAAATCAAGTTTTGATGTATAATAGATATGTAGTTTATTCAAACTACTTCTGTCCTTTCTGATAGACCTCATTCGTGGGGTCTATCTTTTCATATAAAGAATAACCCCTATTAAAGGGGCTATTCCGAAAGGAGGGGCAAAGGTAGGCTATTCGCCTACTTTCCTATATTATCAAACTTCTATTTACTGTCTTTATAAATACCAAACATAGTTAGAAGAAATGCACCAGCGGCGGCACAAACGCCTGACAATGCTGATACTTGTTCTAATGTACCCAATTGTAAAGCTACGGCTAATTGAGGAATAATAATTCCTAGACCAATTAAACCATCGCCGATAAAGTAGACTGTCAGTTTAGTACGTTTACTAATTCCTTTTACAATGTCTTGTACTTCGTCTGATTCAGAAACATCTTTAGCTAGATCGAGGGCTTGACGGTTCATCTCTTCAATAGCTTTAATGTCGTCTTTAGTATAGATAGGGGTTGCCACTTTCTTTTCTCCTTGTGTTTCATTTACGTTGTTAATTGACTTATCGTCTTGTTTATTCACGGTAGTTATTTTTGCCAAACTTCGGATCTCTTCTATTGATTTGCTTGTAACATTCATATCCAGGTTACCATCATAACCAGGTATTGTACCTGATTCTGAATATTGATGAATAAATGAACCGTGTGCGTAATTGCCTGGATTTCCATAATTTGGATACCAATCCACTCGTTCCAAGCCCAATTTCTTAATAATACTTTCACCTGCATAAGTAAAGACTTGTTTTCCTGTTTTCTGTAGCACAATATTACTAAATACTGCGATTTGTTCGGCTGTACCCTCAAAGTCTGGTTCAAGGTCGATGAATAACAATTCACCAGCCTGATTTCCTAGAGCTTCAATGCACTTTACAAAGTACTCAGCGTTCTGTTCTGCCTCTTCTCTAGTTGAAAAGTATGGTAACCAGTAAAATCCTAGTAATTTTCCAGCTTCACGAGCTTTATCTGTGAATAATTTAGCACGTGGATCTAATTTGAACTCATTTCCACCAAATTTCTCACCAACCCAGCCAGTTTTCACGATTACTCCACCTACTTTAGGGAAGATATCTACAACTTTTTCATTCTGATAGTTAGAAATGTCGATTATTTGCTTACTGTAGTCTATTTCTTGCTCTTTTTCTGGCTTAGGAGTATCCACACTTAGCTCTGGAAGGTCGTGTGTACCTGTATCAGTGAATGCACCACTCCATAAATAGAGTTCGTTTTCCTTGGATATGAACCAAACATCGTTATTTTCAATACTTTCGCCACGACACCAAGCTTTCATGTCGATAATTGTATTTCCATTTATAATTTGGGCTACATCACTTGACGTATTAGGGGCTTTTCTGGCACGAACTCCACTTTCAACTGCTTTACGCTGATATCCCTGAATGTTGTCCTTAGGCGTGAGGTCTGGTAAGTCGTGTAAGTCTTTATCCTCGAATAGTTGACGACTCATATATTTGCCACTTCTGGCAGTTACGTACCAGACTGTATCTCCATTGACAGATTCACCATCGGTAACATAACCCTTCATATCCACTACTTGGTTTGGATCGATTTCCTGAAAGATATTGCTAGATGTATTAGAATCATCACGGGCATTTACAGCACTACTGGTTTTTCTAGCCGTGCCAGATATTGGTTCAGGTGTATAACCGATAATTTTCTCAGGTCGTGGTCGTAACCAACCGATAACTGCTCCACCAGCTAGTACATATGGACGGCGATATAGTCGAGCTGGAACTTGTAAGAATCCGTCCTGCTCAATAACATCAACCCCATCAGCGTCTGCTCCTGCAACAACTGCGATATGTCCATAAGGATTTCCACTCATTGCACCCCAGATAATAATGTCACCTCTTTGTGGAATTAGATTTGGGTCATTTGGGTTATTGACTATCTTTTCGAAATACTCTTCATTAGAGTTAGCAAAAGCCTCTTTAGCATTAGCAGGACGAATTGTGTTTACCCAGTCATTAAACAGCCATAAACAATAGTCATCAATGACATCTTTGCATTGGAGCCCGTAGCTTCCATCGACATCGATTCGTCGTCCTGGAGCATTGTTAATCCATTCATTAATTCTATCCATTTTTCTCCTCCTTTTCTTTTTTCTTTATGTCAATTAAAAGTTGATCGTATAGACATCTAGCACAACTGGCAAATTCCATACCAAGGAATAAACTAGTAACTCCTGCTAGAATATCTGCCGAGCGTTTCATATTTTCAAGATTAGTTTCATTTTGATCGGCTTCATAAACCTCAGTATCAAGAGTAAAGGCTTTTACTGCATGCTTAAAATCGCACCAGTATTTCGGGTTCGGATTGTCTGACAAAGACATTAAGTCCTTCATTTGTTTTCGTCTTAAATTAAGAACCTCTACAAGCAATTGAGAAACATCCATTCCATCGATTAAATGCTCCTCTAAGTGAGAAGTTAGTCCTGCCTTTTCACCGATAGATTGAATTAAATCTACGGCATATGCTCTTGCTGTCATTTGATTACCTTGATCCCTTCAATTCGTTTAG